CCTATTTTTTCTGGAGTACCATATCTAAAACGTACATTTTCACCATCAATCCATTGAGACTCAGCGCCTGTTGATGTGACTTGTTTATTAAATCCGGGTAAAAATCCTAATTTTTGTAACATATGATCCCATTATAATACTATTTTATTCCTGATGGTAGACCCAGCTTAGGTCTTCCGTCAAATTTGTTTTTCTTAGCAAATGGGCCATTCACATGATTATAATGTAGAAATACTTGACCACAAATGTTCCCGTCAAAAGGCTCTCGCCAATGTTCAAGTTCACAACCACTATATACCAGCATGTCTCCTACTTCAAGCAAGACTTTTGTGCCCGCTGGAGCGTTAGGTTTATGGATATTTTTGTATTCATCAATAACATTATTCTCTCCCGTGCCATCTATAAATATTGGCCACGGCTCTCCACCTAAATGTACTGTAGTTGATATCTCACAACTAGGTCTGTCCTTATGTCGTTTTAATTCGTCTCCGTTTTTATATATTCTAGAATAGGAATAAGTAGGACATAAGTCTAGTCCCGTTTCATTTTTCATTATAGGCAGTACTTTCATTAACAGGGTATCCATTACAAAATCACCGTAACAGGCGTAAGTATTTGGTATTTGCTTATCTTCCCATGTTCCAAGAATCGGGGACTGTGAGTGTATATTATGTTGATACATGTAATCTACTGCATCTCTTTTAAGTAAGAAGTAATTAAATATAAAATTAGCTAAATCATAAGAGATAGCGTTTTTAATTATTTGATATTTTTTAGTTTTAAAGGTCATACAAACATTGTCTTTTGTAAAAAATTAAATGAAACAGATATTCTTATATCATTAGATTCATTAGGGTCAACACAGTGCATTAACCAACCAGGAAACATAATAAGTCTACCAGCTTTAGGTTCATAATGCGTTTCTCTCCACAACCTTGTAGGTGCTGTATCAGGGTGATTATATCTTTCTCTCATTTTAGGTCTACACATGGAAGCTGCCGCTCTAGGATCATCTATTTTTAAATGCCCACAATTTTTAGGAGCTTTTATATAATAGACACCAGACCACAAACAATTAGGGTGCAGATGAGCTCTATTCATTCCACCTGGAGGATTTACATTAGCCCACATATTTCCTAAAAAAGGTTCACTATCTAAATGTTCTTGATCATAAATAGTTTTTTGTGCTGCATATAACATACTAACTAATTTTTTATACTCAGGCATGTCTTGCATAGTTGTATGAGAATGCCAACCTTTAACATTAGTTCTGGTCACTCCTTTATCTTGATCTCTCCAGTTTAATATATCTTTTTCTAATTCTTGATTAAGAGTTGGATGCTCTATATCTGCAATATAAATAGGTGTTGGAAAATGTAATTCTCTAAACATTATTTAAAAGGTGTCCCTCCAAACCACATAACTAAAGATTTTCTGTGTCCTCGTATAACTGGTGTTACCCTGTGTCTTATAAATGATGCAAAAAATATAGCGTGTCCTTGTTTAAGTTTAGCAATTTTACCCTCAGCCATTAACTCTAAATCGCCACCTTCAAACTCTGACTCAGGAGACAACAAACAAGTCATAGATATTTTTCTAACAGGTGGTTCATGTTGCATGTTCACATCATTATCTACATGCCAATCATAAAATCCACCTTCAGGGTATTCTGTGTACTGTGCCATTTCTGTAATAGTCATTCCATCAAAACCAAAATGATTACCATTAGTTGTTTTCATTATGCGTTCAATGTCTTTATACATGTCACTCATTTTTTTAAATGGTATCCAACTAATATGTGAAGTTCTAGTTTTAGTATCTATTACTCCTCCTTTAATTGCTTTATCTGTATTGCCAATAGATGCATCTTGTTTAGGTTCTTCTCTTCCAGCTTCTATAATCATTTTACATTGTAATGGTGTAAAGATTGGTTTTGTAGTTTCAACTATAAAAGATCTCCAATTTGGTTCTGTTATCATATTAATATCCATACTCTATCCATCCCGTTATTATATATTTATCATTTGATAGAGGTGGGTTGCCTCTATGTAGATGTGTAAATTGTGTTGGCCATACCATTAATGTATTTTTTTCTGGTTTAAATCTACATTTTTGATATAAAAATTCTGTTTCACCACCTTCATCTACATCATTTAAATAAACCATAAAAGCTAAGATTCTATTTCTTGCTTTCATTTCTGCATTCTCACAATGCCATTGATGATAACCCTCACCAATTTTAGTTTTTTGTATTTTAACTTCAAGTATAGTATGTCTGGCTACATTTTTTAAATGAGAATATTTTTTAACATATAAAGGATACACGTCTTTAAAAAATAACTCTATAAAAGGTTTGTTTGTATATGTTAATGCAACATTAGTTGTTCTTATAGTATCTATTGCAGTATCTGATACTAACTTTTTATCTTCGGATCGAGGGTACACCGCACCTTGTTGCTCACATTTATTAAAGTAATTTAAATAATTATCTATCATTTCGTTTGGCATAAAATTTTTAAATACACCAATATGGTCATCTCTAACTAAAAATTCTTTGTCCATTATGTAGCCCCTCTGTTTCTTATAGGATCAAAATTTACATCACAGTTTGCAGCAAGACTTCGTCTAGTCTCAGTTGTTCCATTAAATGGATATACACAGTGCCTCATATCATAAGGAAACACATAAAAATCTCTAAGGTCCATGGGTGGTTGATAATCTATTTTAGCAAACTGACCACTACTTGATCCTAGTATTTGAAGCTTTCCATTTTGTGGTACTTGTTCTGCTGAATATTCTTTACCAAATGTTGAAGGTAGTTTTAAAATCATTACACTAGACAACCCAGTAAATAGTGTCCCTCTATGTATGTGCGCTGGATTATATTCGTGTTGTTTCATTTCATTAACCCAAATAGAATTTAGATTAGCGTTGTATTCTTTTATTTGATTCCATTCTAAATAGTGTTCAAAAACATTCATAAAATAATCTGTAACATTTTTAGGTAACAGATTATGTTTTTTTACTTTAGACTCATCTTGACCATTGTACAATAAAGAATGTTCTTTTTCAATCTTACCTACTAACTGACCATTAGCTGGCAAAAGGCTGTGATAATTCTGTTCATATATTTGATTAATAGTTGTAAAAATATCAAGCGGTACTTGATACTTTAAAACAGATTGACCTAAAAATACAAAACTAAATTTAATTTTTTGGCTGTCCATCTTGAGTTATTTGTTCTTTCTCTTTATAACTATTTTCTAATTCACCAGACTTTTTAATTCTTTGTAAGGAATTTAATTGTCCCATTACATTAAATATTTCAGACTCTGATGAGTTTGCATTTAAAGTTTTTGCTTTCTCATGATATTGCATACCATAAGATTCTAGTTGATGTTGGTTAACATCTTTGTCATTAAACGAGCCATCATTAAATTCTTTTTTTAATCCAGACCACATTTTAATTTCTCTCATTCTATGTTTAGCTGTTTTTTCCATAGAGGCTTTACCAAATATAGCTTCATCTAAATCTATTTTATATTTAGTTTGTTTGTATTCATCTTCTTCTTTTTCTACTTTACCTTCTAACCATTTAATTTTTGCTTCGTTTCTTCTATAATCAAATGATAATGTCATTAAGTTATCTAAGTATGATGACTGTTCTCTTACACACTGCCAATACTTTGATGCTTTAGTTGGGTATCTATTATCTTGTAGCACAGAAAATCTTGCTTCTGTTTCTGTTCGAAACATTTGTTTCTTAGTCCAGGTATCTCTAAGCTCGTCTACCATACCTTTAAAAGCAGATAAATCATCTTGTTCTAATAAATTATTTAAATGAGTTTCCTCACCTTGTATTACTTCTTTAACATCTTTTTTCATTCATTCTCCTTTATAGTTCTGTCTTATATATATTGTTTAAAAAAGATTACAAGTCTTAAGTAACGTCAAACGTAACTGTTGTAGGTTGACCTGCACCTGTCCATTCATAGTTTGCTGTTGTTCTAGTGGGTTCTGTTTGAAAACCACCTGCTGCAAAAGCTGATGCAGTAGTTCCGTTACCGGCACCGGTTGCTTTTGTTGCTGGTAGAACTTGAACAGCAGTCCAATTAGTTCCATTCCATTCTTCAACATTATTTAATTTTGTACCAGAAGCTGGATTTCTACTACCACCAACACATAATGCCGAAGTACTATCTACACCCGCATCAGTTGCACCAGTTCTTGCAAAATTTAAATCATTAACTTCTGTCCAGTTAGTTCCATTCCATAATTCTGTGTTAGCTACTGTACCATTACCAGGACCTCCACCATATGCTAAAGCAGATGTGACAGTTCCATTTCCTGCTAGTTGGTTTCTTGCAGTGTTTAAATTATTTAATTCTGTCCAAGAAGAACCGTTCCAAAGTTCAGTGTCAGCAGACGCCGGTGAAGGTTGATTACCACCAAAACATAAAGCAGATGTATTACTAACTCCTGCAGAACCTACTTCAGAGTGAACAGCATTCATGTCTGTAGTTTCTGTCCAGTTTGTTCCATTCCATGATTCAACAAGATTAAAAGTAGTTGGGTTTTGTAGGTTACCACCAAAAGCTAAAGTTGAAGTTTGCGTAC